GGACTCGTCAGCCGCACCGGGATCGCAGTCTCCGGAAGAAAAAAAGAAACAAGACGAAATACGAAGAAAAAAGGAACAAGAGCGACGCAAGGAAGAAGAAATACAAAGAAAGAAAAAACGACAAATCAGAGGGGAAAATAACAAGGATACGTTCTTGGTGTATTACGAAGTAAACTGGCGAAGCCCAGACATTGTAAAAAAATACTTTTTATGTGAAAAAAATAAAGACTTTTTGAATTACGTGTTAACCTTGCCAAACAAGTCTGCGCCGTATTTGAACAACGGAATAATGCCGGGAACAACATTAACCATAGAACTGTTGGGAATTTCTGGAATTGACTATTTATCTCAGTTTACGATAGATCATGCACCGGAGGCATATAATTTTACTTCTGCCGTATGGCAAGTGTCTGATATAAAACAAAATGTAAGTGATAAGAAATGGACAACAACAATCACGGCAGAAGTACGACCGCTCACGATATTATGATATATAACGAGACACTACCAGCGGAATATGGAGCATTTGCCGAAATCGGTGCAATGACTGACATATTTATAAAAAAAACAACACCAGCAGTCGCAGACTATGCAAAAGGATATGTAATTCGTACATTTGTTAAAAAAATAAATGAAAATGTCATATACGAAATTGCGTATGTTGATAAGTCTACTATTAATACAAATTTGTATAAAACCGTACAGGTCAATTGGAAAATTACTGGACCAAAAAATAACATACACAAAGGGAACATTCTTGACAAAGCGGGTGTAACTGAGCAAAATACCTTCGAGATAGATAGAATACGAAAAGAAGAAGGCGTGGATTTATCTTCTGTGCTGGCAAACAAACTCGAATACTGGCGAGGCAACTAAAATAAGTTGACATTGCTCACAGATATGCCATACTACCATTGTGCATATTGTAGAAACAACCGAAGATTATAACAACCTGTGTTCAATCATAAACTCTGAACACGTTTATATCAGTGCTGTTTGTTTGGATAATCAAAAGCATGTGTCCAACAACAACATATCACTATTATTCTTCTACTTTTATGTCAGCGACGACTATTGGTGTTTGCCCATAGACCATAACGAGTGTATCTGCTTGGATAATATTCTTGAGAACATCAAGGTTGTATTGCGTAATGCCAAGTTTCATAACAAGATAGTTTCGGACAAGAAGAATATTGTTCAGTTGTTTGGCGAGGATTATAACTTCATAGACATAGATGTGTTTAGATTTCTTGAGAATGGCCAACTGCCAACCGAAGTTGAGACAACCAACTCGCACACTTTCATTGATTTTCATTTCAAGAATATGTTTGATCTGAACAAGTGTGTGCCGGTATATAAGCACGCCAAAGTATTCACAGATAATGTTCAGAAGATAAAGAACATATACTTGTCTAATATTCGCGAGAAGGGATTTGTATTTACCAACAATGTTATGACTGACTTGTTTGCCAAGTTAGAGTCAAATGGGTTGTGCGTGAATGAAGATTTTACTGATATTTTCGGCGAAGAACAAAATCGCCATATCAAGAACAACCTTGTATTCTCTCAATACAACCTGCTTACATCAACTGGCAGACCTAGTAATAGATTTGGCGGCGTCAATTATGCGGCGTTGAATAAGAATGATGGTAGCAGAAACTGTTTTGTAAGCAGATATGGAGATGATGGTATGCTTGTGATGATGGATTATAATGCGTTTCATCCTCGTCTTATTGCTCACTTATCGAACTTCCAAATGGACGCCGCTGAAAATCCATACGCATATCTATCCAAGTATTATTTCAACAAGTCCAACATAACTGATGAAGATATTGCCGTCGCTAAAGGATTTACATTTACACAGATATATGGCGGTATTGATAAGAAGTGGATACATATTCCATATCTAAAGAAGGTGCAGGAATATATTGACCATCGCTGGAAGTTCTTTGAGGAGAATGGATATATAGAAACGCCAAAGTATGGTAGAAAAATCAAACATTGTCATATTCAAGATCCTACTCCCAATAAACTATTCAACTATATACTACAGGCGTTTGAGACAGAAATGGCAGTAGATGTGCTTGGCGAACTAATGAACTATCTAAATGATAAACAAACCAAGCCGGTGCTATATACATACGATAGCATATTGTTTGATGCTCATAAAAGCGATAAGATGCCTGTTATAAAAAGAATAAAGAGCATAATGGAACGCGATAAGTTTCCAGTAAAAGTGTATGCAGGCAAGAATTATGGTGATATGAAACAGATTGCTCTATAATATTTATAATAAGCGTATAACTCATATATACGAATATTTATATATTATGGAAAATTTGATGATTATAGTCACCGTATGAAAAATATTTCTGATTTGATTGATTATGTAATTTCTGAAGCATCGTTGGATGCTAGAATATCCGATGGAATGCTAAATCTCAGTAATACTGAGCATATAGAAGTTGTAGCAGAAACAATGCATAAAATATGCGACGATGATCAGTTGGTAACAGAATTCATAAAAACCATTTTGAATGAAGGGAAATACCCAGATAGACAAGCATTTAATAAAGAAGGTTGGTTGGTTACGTTTCCATCCAAAGAGTATCGCGACGCGGCAATAAAAAAAGGAACACACGCCATATCAGATCCAACGCACGGTAGAGGCGGTATGAACTTGTATTATAAACGTAGGGGGAAACAGAAACGCCAAACCCATCAAGCAACCACAGTGGTACAACCTCAAACTCAGCCTCAGAAAGCGCCAACTGGATCGTCCACATCGACAGTAGATGCGACAGTAACAACAGGACCAGACACGCCAGTTGATCAACCTGCTACACCTTCTGGCGCAGGTAAATCGGAAGTACCAGCAACTCCCGTCGATCAACCGTCCAAAACACCGGATAAAGTGGCCGCTATTACCCAATCATCATCAACGGTCTCTTCCGAAAAACCGGATGATGTTTCTACACCGGAAGCACCAAAACCGGTCGATGTGCCCGCTGTAGATGTTCCTGTAGTAACAACTCCACCCGAACAATACTCTTCTGTATCAAAGAAGTTTGCGGATAAAAAGGGTTGGCGAGCGGAACCATACGGTGAATATAGAGATGCTGAAGGCAGCACTGTGGCTGTTGTTGGATTGAGTGGCGAAGTTGTGCCGATCAAGAGTGTTGACAGAGATGAGTACAAAATCTTTGCAGAAAAGAACATGACATAATATGGCAGGCAGCAACGCACAACTTCTTTGCACTTTTGCAAAGTATAATACATATCAAAACGAAATAGATGCGTTGTCTGAGTATTACAACATACTTGAAAAGAAAGTATATGTATTACAAAACGTCGCCAACAAGGATGAAATATTTCTTACATATAACGCCGAAAAGAACGGCAGTCAGTTTTATACCAATACAATTTCTGTTCATCGTAAAAAAGAACATAATATTATATACAGCATCAATGCTCTGAATGAACTCATCAAAGAGCAGAATAACGGTATAGTATCAAATACATTTCAGATAAACTGGGAACAATATAAGAATTCATTCATTACTGCCAGAGAAGGCAAAATAAAAGTCACGCCAACACGGTTGATGAAGATTTATCAGATAAGTTAAGCATAAACTTTTTTTAGTTTATAGTTATAGACACTTAACGAATGACTGATTAACGATTGAAAAAATAGCCAACGGCTTCTTATAGATTGACGATTATCATTTATTGAGTCATAGTATTCAACATTGACCGAGTTGAGTACTTTCAAATTGGTCAAAACACATTAACAATTAACGAATAAATAATTATGTCATTAGACCTTAACAAAATTAAGTCGCGTCTTGATTCGCTCAAGAGCACACAAAACAAGACCACCGCTGTGTGGAAGCCAACACCGGGCAAGAACGTAATCCGAATCGTTCCTTATGCTCACAATCCTGAAAATCCGTTCATTGAACTGCTTTTCCATTACAACATGAACGGTAAGACATATCTGTCTCCTGCTTCATTTGGTCGTCCTGATCCTATCGTTGAATTTGCTAACAAATTAAAGAAGAGCGGAGACAAGGAAGAATGGAAGACGGGTCGCTCGCTTGAACCCAAACTTCGTACATATGTACCTGTTCTCGTTCGTGGAGCAGAGCACGAAGGTGTGAAGTTCTGGGGTATGGGTAAGCAGGTGTATCAGGAAATCTTGAGCATCATTGCTGATGCTGACTATGGCGATATTACTGACCTGCGTGCAGGTCGTGACATTGTCGTGGAGTTCAAGACTGCCGAAGAAACTGGCAAGAGCTTCCCCGAGACCACAATTCGCGTCAAGCCAAATCAGACTCCCGCGTTTGATCCTTCTGATGCTACCATCAAAGAGAAGGTCAAGAATCAGAAGAACGTCACAGAACTGTTCCCAGAACTGTCTTACGAAGAACTGGCCACTGTTATGGATACTTGGTTGAACTCTTCACAGGAGGCGGCTGAAGATGGTGAGACTGTTTCTGCCACTGCTACTACTGAAGCAGAGCCAGCCGATGCTCCTGCACCAAAAAGTGCTACAACCAAGGCTGCTGTCAAGGCTCCATCTAACACAAAAGATATTGCCGACGAATTCAACAATTTGTTCAACTCCTAAGTTGAACATAGTAGTAGAATAAATGATGAGAGATGGTGCACCAGATGGAGTACTGGTGCACCATTACTCAAATATACTATCATATATGAAAAAGAAAACTATTGAACACGAGATTGAATCATCTCGCGATGAACTGGCAGAAGCATTGGCCGACTCCATCAATAAGAACAGCGACGGTAAAGTTGCTTTCTTTCTTGATGCAGAAGACGATCCTTCGCAAATTACTGATTGGGTTTCTACTGGAAATAGTCTCGTTGACTTGACTATTGCCAATCGACCAAATGGTGGATTGCCTGTAGGTAGAATTACTGAACTAACTGGTCTTGAAGCATCCGGTAAGAGCCTTATGGGCGCTCACCTACTTGCTGAGACCCAGAAGAAGGGTGGACTGGCAGTATTCATCGACACAGAAACTTCCGTATCTACGGATTTTCTAACAGCCATTGGTGTAGACGTTCCAAAGATGCTATATATCAATGTTGATACAGTAGAAGATGTTTTTGATAAGGTTGAAGAAATCATCACTCTTGTTCGCAAGAGCAGTAAGAATCGTCTTGTGACCATTCTGGTTGACTCTGTTGCCGCTGCTTCTACCAAGAAGGAATTGGCAAGCGATCACGGTGCGGATGGTTTTGCTACCGGCAAAGCCATTGCTATCAGCAAGGCGATGAGAAAGATTACAGGACTTATTGCCAAACAGCGTGTATGCCTGTGCTTTACCAATCAACTTCGTCAAAAGGTGGGATTTGTTGGACTTGGCGATCCTTGGACAACCAGTGGCGGTAAAGCCATTGCGTTCCACGCTTCGCTTCGCCTACGTCTGAAGCAGTTGAATCAAATCAAGAACGCAGATAAACAGACGGTTGGTATTCGTACCAAGTGCACTGTTGTCAAAAATCGTATGGGACCACCTATGCGAAGTGCTGAATTTGACATCTACTTTGACCGAGGCATCGACAACTTCAGCAATTGGTTGGAACATCTCATTGAATGGGATATTGTAACCAATGCCAAGAAGCCAAAGGTTGCAGGTGAAAAGAAGACAAAGAAGCAGTTGGAAGAAGAAAAGGAAGAAGATAAGAAGGCAAAAAACCTACAGTTCATTATGCCCGTTGAAGGTAAAGAACCCGAGACAGTCGTATTTGAA